CGAACAAAGTTTCCGCTGTTCCGCGCCGCTGGATGTACTTCGTGCGTTCGTAAGTCTGAAGACTGTTGGCCGAACCGAAGTCGATGTCCAGACCGAATGGTGTGGCTCCTGAGCCTTCGTTGAAGTCGAGGGTGTGGTAGCCCTCAGTCAAAACGATGGTGCTGTACGGAGCACCTGCAACCGTACCGACAGCGGTATTGTTGTTACCGTCTGCGGCGGATACGAGGGCCAGTGACACCTCACCGAAGCCGATGGTCGTGCCTGCGAAGAAGTACGTCTCTCCGAACTCGAGGAGCGCACCACGTACTCGCTGGCCGTCGATCCTGACGCCGTTCTCGATGGTCTTGACGAGAATACGTACTTTACCGGCTACAGAGTTCGGGAAGTAGGCATTATCCCAGTACTCGGTGATGATCGTGTCTTCTTGGATGAGGACCGGCACCGAGGTGGTCAGAGGTGACGTTACGTTGACGCCGAGGCCCGAATAGACCTCCTGCGTATTGCCGCTGCCCTGCTCGATAGAACCGCCATACATGTGCTGGGCGACGGTGTCGTTAATATTTATGGTACCGAGCAGTTTGACCTGCACGCCGGTCTGACGTTCAGAAGCGGTCGGGTCGATGATCGAGAGGTCGTCGTCACCGAAGATCGTCTCGTCGTCGTTGAGGTCCGAGAGAAGCCTGTGGACTTCTTCAGGAGTATAGCCTCGAGGGTGGAAGGCACCATTAACCGTACCGTCACCAGCGATGTCGCCAGTGAACGTCTCGTTGTCTGCCGGGAGGCCGTCAATATCAATGTCACCGATGATCCGGACTGACAGCTCACCCGTAGCACCAGCATCAGATTCAACGGTTATGACCTCCGCAGTCTGACCGCCGGAGAAGGTAAGAATCTCGTTAGCGACCACGTTGGTCGTCTGGCCGTCGAAGAAGAAACTGTGGGTGGTACCGAGCGCCGGGCCGGTCCACGTAATCGCGCCGGAGGCGGCGACAGCCAAGTCCTCACGAGCATACGCCGGATACAGCATATTCTCGATCTTGGCACCGTTCTCGTTATTGGCGAGTGCAGTTACGCCGCCCTGCGTGAGGGTAGCATTGTTGGAAGGTAGTACACCGCTGACCAGCGCCATACGGAGTGAACCAGCTGCACCATCCGGTATGTCGGTGACGATAAATCCAGACGAGGAACTGGGTACCGTCCACGTAACAAGCGCCCCCTCCTCTACAAATTCGCCGCCGGATTGACCGTCATAGTCAACAGTAATATAAGTAGTCATCGCCTAATTCTCACTTTTCCGAGTAGTCGTGTTCAAAGACCGAGGTCTTTCATCTGTTTCTTGCGGGTGTCGCGTATAGATTTACCTGCTTTGGCAGCCATACCAGTACCAAGCATCTCTGGGGTAGCGGCCTTCTTCTTGGCCTTTTTCTTCTTGGCCTTCTTCACCGGGCCACCGTCTGAGTAGCACTTCACCTGACTGGCGTTGGCATATGTGTGTTTACGTCGCATTACCTTTACCTCTCTTTCCGCAGTTAGCAACCATCTTACCAGTCTTGTCCTTCTTCGGAGGGCACATAAACCTTGGAGGGGGCTGCTTCTTAATCCACTCCATCTTCTGCTCCCGAGTCATGTTCCTCGGGTTATCGGCGTCAGTCTCACTTTTGACGATCTTGCCGCCGTCAGCGTATTTATGGGTGCGCCTCATCTCAACCTCCCGCCCTCATACCGGGTCTTCCGGTTGGGCCTGTAAAATCACCCTCGACTTCCTCTCTCGCGGCTTCAGGCCCGGCTCGCTGATCCCTAGGTCCGGGTTGCTGGTTCGGATCACCTCCTCCCTGTTGAGCCGCTGCCTGTTGCTGAGCCATCATACGGGCTTGCAGCTCGTCATTGTCCGGTACTGTCTTCTCATGCTCAAGGCCGAGATTCTGTGCCACACTCCGAAGGATGTTCGCTCGTCCGTCCGGTCCAACAATCGCCATATCTATCGGGTTCGCTGTCAGTTGCAGGAACTCAAGCTGGCGCATTCTGTCTTGCTCACGTTTAACCGCATGGTTGACGCCCTTGACGACAATCTGTTCGTCGCCTTGGAACGCCCCCGGTTCGGTGAGCATAATCATATCATAAAGTGAATGAAGAATAGGACGTACAACGTCCCGATCAATCGACGCTGCTACATTTTGCAGGGTTTTCGAGGCATTGCCCATCAGCATTGCCAGCCCAGAAGCCGTCCGACCCGCACCGCCGACCTTTTCGTTGCCGGTCATGTAACGAGGGATAGACGAAATCTCGTCACCGAGAATCGACCATTCCTTGAAGATACCCATGAGTTCAGCCGCGTTAATGTTAGGCTGGTAAAAGTCAAGTGGCTTGGTACCGCTGGATACAAGCGACGGGTCATAATCGACATGCCATCGTTTCCACGGGTACAAGTCATCATTCTCGCCGGGCATCAGGACCGCATCGTTGACGACTACCTGCGGGCCGGACGAAATTGAAGCATTATTGACTAGGGCGCGAGCAGATGCGTTGCAGACTGTCTGTACATCTTCCAACAGGTCTACCAAACCGTATCCAACCATCGCACCGGGGACCTTCTCAAAATTCGAGAGGTAGTAAGGGGCGCGTTGCTGGGTTGAGGGGTTGATCTGTACTTTGATGACCCAGCGGTCAACCATCCACGCCGTTACAAAATATTCGCGGCTTAGGTCTTCAACTGGGTGGCCCCACTCGGCAAGAAGTCTTCCGCTGATATGCCCGGTAAACTCCGCAGTGTCGATAAGGGAGGTAGCCGTTCGTGCCCAGCGCTCCCTGTCTTCGAGTTCTGCTCGGGAGGTGTCGATGGTGTCCCACCATTCGTGGATGCCGTCGAGGTACGCGACTTCGAGGACTCTGTCGATTGCTTCATCATTGTATCCGGGTAATCCTTTGCACGACGCAAGCTCTGCCCGAGTCAGACGGATACGCTCAACAAATTCCGCCTGTTTCGGGTGAGCCGCGCCGGGTGACCAATAAATGTCAAATGGCGACACGCGCCGCCAGAACATCTTGGGAACGGACTCTTGGACAGCTTGGCCGTTTACCCACTTGGTCTGGCTTACTCTACGCACTTCTGGGCCTTTCAGACATGCGTAAGGGAAGATGGGAAGGTCGATCAGGAACTCAGCGAATGCGTCGTAGAATCCGCCTTCTGTCAGAATGTCATCGAGTTTTTCGCCAGCCTTTACTGCTTCGTCATGTGCTTGTTTCTTGGCGGCGCGGAGAGCGCTTTTACGAAGAAGCTCGACTCGATCCGCGATGGCTTGCTGGTCGATAGGCTGACCGGCCTGTTGAAGTGTCTGTATCTCGACGCCGACGAGCTGTTGAATCATTGCTTCAACGTCCATCGGTGTCTTGGGTTCCGGGGTTGCCTCAAGGTCCCATGAGCGCTCTTGTCCCAGATATACGTCGCGGAGCAAGGCTGTGGCTGCTCGGCACTTGGTGGCAGTCACACGAGCGTAGATGTCGCTACCGCCGAACTGTGAGATAGCCTGAAGCTGGGAAGTGTTGTACATGCCCTTGTAGGTGCGAAGGGCGTGAAGAAGTCGTTCTGAGATTCCTTCCGCGTTTCGGAAGTTCCTCATGTCGGTCATGCGTGCTCTTATATGAGCCGCTAGTGCATCAGTGACCTCGTCTTGCTGGTCATATTCTGCTTCCATCTCCGCTTCAACAGCATCATCTCGAGCCTTCAGTTCTTGACTGGAAACGACTCTCAAGAGGCTTTTGCCTGTGGAGACGGGAATAGCTTGTCCGATCGTTGTGGCCATTTCGTTATGGTACAGGTATAGTGAGCGTGCCACAAATGTACTGGAATAGACCTCTTATGTCTACAGAAATAACTGAAACAGATGACCAGCTGGATTATACCCATCTGAGTCCAACTATCTGCGTCGAGCTGGCCTCCGGACTGGTTGAGGCCAAAGACGTACCCGTAAAATACAATCTGACAACCGCACAATGGGACAGGCTTCGTAGAAGCAGGTTTTTCATTCAGATGTTGAAGGATGCCGGGGAAAAGTTCTCCGGGGACCTCGGGGCGAGCCGACGCATCACTCTGAAGTCGGAAATGCTACTCGAGGAGGCTTTGCCGGTCCTTGATGAAATTATCCACAACGTCGAAGGATCGACGCAGTCAAAAATCGACTCAGTGAAGCAACTGGCGGTTTTGGCAGGTCGGACGCAACGCGCAGCCGAGGGTGGCGCTGCCGGTGCCGGTTTCAACGTCGCTATTCATATCAATACCGGCGATGATGTAAAATCTGCCCCTGTAATCATCGAGGCTGCCGATAATGGTTCCTGATGATCGGTAGGTGCCACAGAACGGCATAATCCACCTTCATCCACTTCTCAGGCATCGGCCTCGGGTTTGATGCCACTTTTTCCCAGTTGTCGATGCGCGGGTCTTCCTGCTTGTCCACATAGATGACATCGCAGTCAAATAAGTGGTAGATAGCATTCAGCTGGTACCAAGAACGACACCAGTCTTCCACACCGTGGATTCCATGCAATCTGTTACGTCTGACCCACGTGTGGTAGACATCAACCGGGTTTCGCATCGGGATATAGATATGTTCGGCGTTTTTGGCGGTTTCATACAGTTGCCCCCAAGGTACCCATGAGTGAATGTAGTTCAACACTCCAAATCGCTTCTTGATGAAGTTGGTACCCGTATGCGGCACCGAAATTACCGTATGGCTCATGTCCAAGCTCGGGTTGGTGGTGCTGGTTTGGGTGTCCGGTTCATTTGCTTCGCCATATACTTACCGATGTAGTTCGCGTTCGTGCTGAGACACATGTACTGCAAACAGTCAGCGACGTCCGACCACGGGTGTGTTTTTTCCGGCTTGTCTTCCAATTTCCCGGTTGTTTTCCTCTTATACCTGTACCAGAACTTCATTGACTGCGTAAGTGTGGTACAGCGGTTGGAAATCAGGAGTTGTGGTCCTCCATCAAACTGATGAAGCAAGAGTTGCTCCACTGCTCGAAGTCTTGAGTCGATATTATTGGTCGGGGCCGGATGGATGTCGAACCCAAGGCGCTTGAGTACATCGAACGGAGAATCTTCGTTGACTTGCGACTTATCTCGTCCTTTCGGGTCGCCGACCATAAAGATACTGTGCCCTGAATATTTTTCATAGAGCAGGGGTCTAAGCAATGTCGTCGCAAACTGTTCAATTCCCATATCCTCCGATGTCACCTCGTCATATATGATGAGGCGACCTCTTGAGTCGATTTGACCGATCAGGGACGCCGGGGTACGTCCAAAATCCTGCCCAACCATCAAAGGAGAGTTGGTTGACGGTTTTTCCAGCTCCTCGTGATCGACTATGTGAAAATCAGGCTTGAACGATGCTCTGAAAACGGCCTGACCGGACAGCGATTTGCCATAATTGGCATGAACGTGTATGTCGCACCAATCAGAGTTATTGTTGTTGACGAGATTTTCATAATACGTTGTTCCGTCCGGAAGGGTGGGCAGATTCTCGAGATTTTCTGCATCAGGGTCCATACCTCCCGGTTGGCGGTAAAAGGCCCATCCCGGCGGGCGCTCGACTTCGAGTTTCGTGTACCATTCACTGTCTTCATCCGGTGGATTCGTCTCCGCCACGATCCCGTGCCATGTCGGTTTCGCAATAGCTTTCGACGGGAATCGTCCGAGGCGGCCAGAGAGCGCGTCGATCAAGGAAGGTTCGATTTCGCGGAACTCCGACACCCAAGCGCCCGTCAGGTTCAGGGACAAGAGCCGCTGTTGGTCCTGCTTTGTGTCCAAGGGTATGAGCATCCAGTCCGATTCCACTTTGGTGCCATCCGGCAGAGGAAAACGAATATAAATAGTGGAGTCGCTCACCTTGTACGTACAGATTGGGGCTAACCAGAGGAGAATGTCGGCCAGACAGGTCTGTTTCAGCTGTTGGAGTGTATTTCTGATGATCGCCATGCGTGTCTGACGAACACCTTGAGCATTCGGTTCCTGAAGACGCGCACGACGCAGGAGTTCCATGAAGCATCCTGCCGATTTTCCCGAACCAACCGGCCCCATGATGAGGCGCACAAATGATGTGTCCAGCATGAACTTCCCAATGGTGGGAGGCGTCACAAAATTCAGTGCATTCGGATTCGCGTCTCCGGAACTCATACCATATCCTCACCGGCCAGAAGATCACCCACAGGAAGATCACTGTCCATATCAGCAAGAGCCATATACTTGCTTTAGAAAAGTCGTTAAGCAACCTTTTGGCTGTTTCCTTTCGTACCATTGCAGCGCTCCTCGAATATAACTCTTGTCGCGGCGTTGGATCGCGGCAACGAGTTTCTCGGGGTTCGCGTCAGCCTTGATCGCCTGCTTTAGTTTTTGGTGTGACATAACTGTCTATCGCTCTCCTCAGTAATTCAGACACAGGCAGGCCCGTACCCTCAGAGAGAGCAACGAGCCGCCTATGTTGTGGTTTCGTGACGATCACGTGAACGCGAACGCCATTCATACTGCGTCTAGGCATCTTTAAGACACATCATTTCACGCACGACGTCGATAGTGCGCGAGTCCATGTTGGTGACGTATGCGACGTCATACGGTGTTTCAGAGCCGACCTGCTCCTCGTACATCTCCCCATCGGGGAAGTGCATCCGGACGGTGGCCTCTCCGGTGCCGGAGTGCCGGACATCGTATGCCCGACAACTGTATGACTTGTAGCGCTCTTTATCGTGGTGCTGAACGAAGCGAATAGTAAACATCTCTTGGTTTCCTTACATTGGTTAGGAAAGCAGACTTTACTGTCCCCTGAACTTCTGGTCAAGCATCATACGTATGTCCTTCTCGACCATCGCCACTGCCGCATCAACGTCCATACCCTGCCTCTTGATATGCCCGGCGATGTAGTCAACCGAGTTTGCATACATCAGCTGTCCAAAGTCCATCCGATCCTGATTCATCGGATACATGTCAGCGTCAAGTTGTCCGTTCTGCATCGTCCCGCAACTCCAAAGGTTTCGATTTCTCGAGTAGTGTAGCATCTTCAGGCTTCATTTTTCGGCACGTTGCTATCAGCGCGTGGCGTTCAGAGCGGCCAGCAGCTAAGCGTATGATTTCATCCCTTATAACGAGACAGGAGTGCTCCTCCCAAGGTCCGGCAATGCCGTACTCTTTTTTATGCGTAACCCCGTCACCCTGAGAAGGTGTCATTAACACCCACGCTACGATCCAGATTTTTTCCATTTTCAGCAGCCTCCAAAATTGATTTGTCCATTGCGGCAGCCATGCTCGCTGCGGCGTTAGCGACGAGTTCATCGCGGTATGCGCGAAGTACCTCCGACGACCAGATGCTCGAGAAATCACCCACCGGGCGCAGCATCTTTTCAGGATCAGACCAGCTCCAAGGTGACAGGTTTTCGGGGAGAGCATTCATGGGTGGATAGTAGCACAAATGTTCCGTGTGTCAAATATGTGTGCTTTTCATTTTTTAGGGGTTACATGTGTGAGGGAGGTAAGCGACGTACGCACCGGCGGCCCCCCTTGGCCCGATACCCCCGTACCCGACAATAGCACACACAGTGTGTGTATTTCTTTCCATTCACTTGTTTAGTGTACGGGCGCGAAGGGCGCACCCTGAACAGAGGTATATATCATGGCTAATAAATCAGTAGTTCCCGCAACGGTTAAGAAAAAGATCGTCGGCGCATTCTCGGAATCCATGCGAGGCGCATTGGATCACACGTCGTTCATACACACAGTGTGTGTGGCAGTCGGCGAAGATTATCCCGACGCGGCAGTCCCCGGAAACGCGCAGCGCGAATTGGTTGAAGCGCTGATCGAGACTAACTCGCATTGGGCGGAGCGTACCGGACAAGAACGTGGCCGCGAGGCGCGTGCGATCATGGATACGCACTACGTGTTGGAAAGCTATTGCAACGCGGTTAAGGCGGACAAGCGACACGGGACTTCATTCACATGGCACAATGGGGTGAAGGTAGCGCGGAAAATTCGGAACCTTTCAACTAAGCTGAAAAACGGTGGCGTTAAGCTGCCGACGCTGAAAGCGGTTTGCAACGCCTATTACAAATCAACCGAACAAGCCGCAAGCGATCCGGGGTTGACGGTGCTGAACAGCGTCATCAAGAATCTCGATCCTCGCAGCAACCTGTACAAAGAACTGGTACAGGTGTTTGAGAAGTACGAGTACTGCATCGAGTGATCGGTGTTGGAAAGGGGCCTTGCGCCCCTTTTCTTTCGCCCCTACGAGCGGAAATTCGGGATCACCACCGTGTAGGGAATCCGGGGATCACACACACCTGTGTGTAAACGGTGCAGCTTCAGATGTTTTCAAACCTTCATGTGGCAGGGGCGAGGCGTTATCATCAGCGCCGTACTTTTGGCAGCGAAATGAACGTGATTAACGTATTTAACGTGACCCTTAACGTATTGCGCCCTTACAATACATATACTTATCTAATAGGTTAAATAAGTTAATCAATTTCAGAGAAGAACCCCCCATAGCGAGAGAGACTCGGGGTTCGGGGAAGCGGGCGCGACAACCCCCTCACCCCTGCATCTATAACTGACTGTACTCTCAGATCGCTGCACTTATTTCACGTATTAGTTATACTGTTGATTTCAAAGGCCAGTATTAGTGCAAACTCGCCCCTCGAAACTGCACGTGAACTTAGACCTTTTGCACTTAATAGGACACACACTGTGTGTAACAGATGTTTTCAAAAACACTTGTGTCAAACCTGATACAAGCCAATGATGAGGAGAAGTAACATGGGTAAGATGAAGGCAATGGATATTATGCTGCAACAAATGCAGCAGGACGTAATCGAAGATGGTGCGATTGCAAGCTGCGCGCTTGAGAATATATGCGATGCACCTACACGTGTTGCATACTCGTTCAGCGATGTGCTTGACCTGTTCGGTTCTGATCTTGAAATGTTCGGTGAACTGATAGTTGGTACACCTAACTGTGAGTTCTGCTGGAACGAGGACGGCAGCGACAACCCCGCGAGTTACTGCTGGTCTGTGCCAGATATGCGGGACGACCCCACGGCACGTGAGCGTGATGGTGTTCTATTCACGTGTATACGTTGTGAATAGGAGGATGTATGACATCTCGAGACTGGAAGTACTGGCTGCATTTCGGACACGTGGGCGCACAGCGCACTACAGAGATTCAGCGTGAGTTGTGTCTGGCATTGGCACAGGCACGTAAGACTGCGCCGACGCGACAGGATCGGCGGGTACTGGACGAGGTTATAGACAGGTGGCGTAAACCTCGGCTGGTTGCGCCCAAGCACTATTACCTTGAACTGTACGGCGACGAGTACGAGACAGTGAGCCGCGCTGTCCGTGGTTGGGGTGAGGGCTTCACCATCACACCCATGTACCAGAGATTGCGGAAGTACATCGGCTATGGCGCAGAGTCGAGAAGATAGTTATAGAGCCGCGCTGCTGATGATTGGTGCGCCCACTCCTCGTTATCACCGGCAGCGTGGCTCTAACCCCGACAGGCTAACAAGTATGCACGACAGGATGCTGTTCATTGACAAGGCGGCACAGTTCACTGAGCAGTACTTCGGCGAGATTGCTTGGCATGGCAGCTTCCTGACTTACTGGCTGGACGGGTACGAAGAATGGTACACACAGTGTGTGTCAAAAGGAGGACACAATGGCAACTAAGAAAGACTACGAAGCGATCGCACGCATCCTGCGGCGTGAGCATGAGAAGATCATTACAGGTGTACAGAAGGAGCGTGAGCATGAGTTGTGCCTGACGATCCTCACTAACAAGATCATGGGGTACTTCAAGAACGACAGCCCCAAGTTTGATTGGGACAGATTCGCATTGGCATCACGTGTGCAGAACGACGATCCGCTCA